CTAAATTGAGTAACTTGAGGAGTAACAGAACCTATCATTCCTTCAGTACCTTTAGCAAAATCAGAACCGTAAACAAATACTTTTAAGTCTGAGTTACCTAATGCTCCAAAAGTAGCAGCAGTATAACAAACAGCAGTAAAAGTAAAAGTTCCAGGTGCTGGAGTAGCATCGTTAGCAGCTGCAGTAACCAAACCTTTTAGTGTTAATCCAGAAGCTGGATCAAATACCACTATACTTTGGTTGATTCTTACAACTACTTCGTTAGGAGCAGCTCCAAGAGGCGTTTGTACAGTAAAAACTGTACCAGCAGCGTTGTCAACTTTGTCTACATTGTCATAACCAACATGTAATCTATTTTGTTCAGACCAAATTACTTGATCCGATGTCATTGGCATTTCAGCGCCAACCATTCTTAAGAAACCTGATAACGTTCTGTTACCAAATCTTTCTACTTCTTGCTCATAGAGCTCAGGTAGATATTGTTGTGCAAAATCTGCAAAATTAGCTCCAGCTGCATCATTCCACTGTAAATAGTTAGTAGAAAGGATCGATTGATCTTGAGTAGGTGCTAATCCAGCGTTTGTTACATTGAATTGTCCCATTATATTGAGTTTTTATTTTTTTCTTATTTTTAATTTAGCACTATTTACTCCGCTAACCGCTTTTATTTTCATGCCACCTAAAAATACTGCATCTGGATCAGGAGATAATCTTGGTTCAGAATTAATGTTTTTAGACTTAGCAAACTCTGTTTTCACAGCGTCAGCTTTTCCTTGTTCATAAAAGTGACTAGCTATAGTGTCTATGTTTTGTGCCGCAAACAAAGATTTGTGGTAGTTACTTAAATCTGTAATTGCCCCATCTTCATTTAAGAACTTCTTAAGAAAATTTGCAATATCATTTTGATTTTTTGCTAACTCATTTGGATTATTAACTTGATATTTCACATTTTTATCTTTTAACTTGAAATCAAAACCTTTGAAATCTTCATTAAAAAACTGGTTTGATCTATCAATAAAATCTTCACGAGTCTTATTTACCTTGTCTTGCTCACTATTGTATCGGTTGAAAAAATCCATAGCTTTTTGTTGTTCCTGAGTAACGCCCGGTCTCAACTTGATCTCGTCGTAATATTTACTCTTGGTTTCTTCCAAAAAGTTTTTGGCTTTAGCAACCTCTTCCTTTATTGCAAGCTTACGCTTACGTACAGTTTTTTCATCATCTTCTTCCTCATCATATGAAAATTCATCATTAAGTAAAAACTCAATTTCTTCGTTATCTAAATGAGGTTTAGATTGTTTATAAAATTCTTTTAGTAGTGTAACGTCGTCAGAACTAGAATAATCAGCATTTAACCTTACGTAGTCTTCAACTGTTCCACCAGTTTCTTCCATAAATGAAACTAGTTTTTCGATGTTTTCTGGTAAAGGTTTACCTGTCACCTTTTCATCTCTTACTGCTTCTTTTAATTCATTAGTAGCTTCTTTAACTTCTTCTTTAACTTCTTCTTCTTTTACTTCTACTATTGGCGAAACTACTTCTTCGGTGCTCCGTACTTCTTCAACCACTTCTTTGCTACTTGTCTCGTCTTTCTTTTCTTCGACAATAACATTGCTATCATTTGAGCTTTGTGTTTGAATGGCATCTTCTTTATTTTTATTTAAATCTATCTTAGCTACTTCAGTTTCTTTTACATCTAGCTTTTTAGATAAATCTATTTTGTTAGATTCTGGTTTGTTATTGGATAATTTTTTAGGACGCTTTTTTATTTTAAAGTCACCCTCTTGTGGTATATTTTCTTTGTTTTCCATGATATGATATTATATGATAATTAGCCTAGTTGTTAGGCATTTCAAAATTGGTTGGTAAAGTACCATCCTGTCTTTGTTGTATTAATTGACTTTGTTGAGTTGCTTGTATTTCAGTTCTTTTATCTTTACGATCTTCTATTAAAGATTCTTTTTCTTTCATAGCTTGAACTTCCATAGACTTCAACTCTTTGTCAAATCCATACTGTAATTCTATTAATTGCTTTTTTAATTCAGTTTCGCTCTGCATTCTTTGTAATTCAAATTGAGATTTTCCTTGTTCAATTTGTAAAGTAGTTTGTGCTAAAGCCTGTTGTTTTTGAACCTCAGCCATAGCTGCTCTTTCAGATGCTTTTGCATTTGCATCAGCTTGAGCTTTTATATTTGCTAAATTATTTTGTTGGTCTTTTTCAGCTTTTTGCTCTTGCTTAAGTTTTAGTAACTTATTAGCTAGTTTTAAGTTTTTTATTTCTCTTATCTCTATAGCATCTGGCAAGCTTATTGACTGTTGTTGTAATGCTATTTGTATATTTTGCTCAAGTGCTGCTTTAGCTTCTTCATCTGGTTCAATTTCTAAATATATACCAAAGTCATGTAAGTGAAGATTTTGTATTTCCTCTAATGTCTTTACATTATAAAGACTTATGCTATCAATTAAACTTTCTCTTAGTAAATCAAACTGTATACTATCAGCAACTCTTAATGATATATTCTCACAAGCTCTTAACGTTAAAAACAAACTAGCATTTAATATATGCCTAGTTGCAACGTTTGAATTAGCAGCTGCAAGTTTTTGTAAACCAACTAACGATTGCTTATCTGGCATAGTACCATCTCTAGCTTCGTTAAGTCCTGTTACATCTCTAATCATCTTTAAGTAATACTCATATGTTGATATAAGAGAGTTTATTTTTTGACCACCTGAAGAAGTATTTAGTTCTTGTATTGGAACTTTACCTTGGTTAATATCACCATCTTGAGTCATTGATCTACCAACTATAGAACCTGTTTGAAAATACATATTCAATGCTTCAGCTGGATTATAATTAGTTCCATTACCTAGATCTACCTCAGCTAAACCATCTACATCCATAAATACACCATCAGGAACTACTCTAGAAAGTACTTGCTGTAGTTTTAAGGAAGTTAATTGAATCATGTCAGCAAAACCTATCATACGCTCTACAGTTGATTCTATACGACCTTTATACATGTGAGGTGCAACTAGTTGGTAATTCATATTAACTTTAACAGTGTTTGAATAAGGTCTAGTCATGTTTTCTGCTATCTTCCAGTCTAACATTATGTCGTGGCCTAATATTTTAGCTCCAGAATACAATACTTCTATTGATCTAGAAACTTTGTCAAAGTTATCGCTTGGTGGTGGATTAAAAAAGTCAGGTTTTTCTAAAGCTTTTTCTAAACCGTTTTCAGTATATTTTATTTTATATACTTGATCCATATAAGTTTTATATTCAAAATATAATACTTGTACAGTGTTATTGTTATCTTTACCTGTCCAGTTTCTAGTGTAATTAGTATTACCTGGGAATTTTTGTATTTGTTCTAGTTGTTGAGTTGTTAGCTCAGGAAACTCTTTTTTAAGTTCTGGTAAACTAATATTTTTAACTTCACCAACGTAGTATATATCTTCAAAATTAGGATCTTCTGTATAAGACCAAACTAGATTAGCTGGATCAACATAGTCAACAACAATACCTTCTGATTTATTCCAAGAAGTTTTAACAGCTCCAATACCCAACACAACTAAGTCTCTATTAAATCTAGCTCTAGTTAAATCGTATTTGTTTTTAGCTAAAGTATTTTCTATTAATTCTTCTTCTGCAATTTCTATAGATTGTTTATAATCTAATTGCATATGAATTTCTAATTCTTCTTCTGTTTCTGGCGCACCAGCAGGAGCTTCTTTCAAATCAATACCTAATTCTTGTTGCATTGTTTGAATAAACTCTCTAGCTTGAATATCTCTATATATTTTATTAGCGTATTCAGTTCTTTTCTTTTGTGAAGCTGGATCTTGAGAAAATGCTTTTATATCATACATTTTATCAGACATACCATTTACAACAATATCTACAAATTTAGGTATAACAGGAACTGGTTTCCAGTCTAAGTTTAAATAAGATAAATCACCATTAATAGATAATTCGTCTTTGTATTTTTGAACAGATTGCTCTCCTCTAGCATATAATCTTCTTTGATGAAATATAGTATAATTAAAAGAATACCTATTACCACCAACACCTTGACTAAACCACTCGCCTTCTATAGCTCTAGCCACTTGAAGACCGTATTCTGTAGTCATCTTCTCTTCTTGAGGAATTACTTGATCTGGAAAAGAGCTTCTAGTATTAGTGTATATCATTTATTTATTAATTTTTGAAAGGATACCATCATTGTTAAATGTTTTTATTCCTAAATTTACTTTTTTCATAGTTCTATCAGCTATAGGTTTATACTTGTTTTTATTACAAGCCATTATAGCTAGTCCAGAACTAATAGATGCATCGTGCTTGGTTCTATTATTTATATTAAACTTTCCCCAATCTTCTAGTGTATCTTGATGGTACATGTCTCCATATCCATCTTGCTTTAAACCTACATAAGTATCAATATAAGCTTCAATAGCTGCGGCATGCGCCTGTTTAATATCTTCGCTTGAGTTAGGTATTCCGCCTATCTCTTTTTCTGTTACTGAAAGTTTGTTCCAAATTTTATCAGGACGATTCATTGAAAAACCTCTATAACCCCTACGTTTTAAATAGTATAATAATCTTGGTTTGTTATTTTCAGCTAATATTGGCATACCATAAAAAACTAAAGACATCAAAACATCTTCAAAAAATATTTCCGCCGTTTGTGGTCTTGATATATATTCTAAAAAGAAATGATTAGGTGGTGCGTCTTCCATTGAAAACTTTGTTAAACCATGTAAAGATCCTTTAGAACCTCTACCATCAACAGTTCCTGATATATCATAACTATCACATCCAAAAGCACCAATATGTTCATTACCTGGATACTTTGTTCCATTTCTTATAATCACTTGGTTTTGAAGTGATTTAGGTGGCACCCAACTAACTTGAAATCTACCATCTTTGTTTGGTACAAATATTACTTCAGTATCTTTAACGCCATTAAGCCATTGAAAACTACCTTTAGTTATATTAGCCCTATTGTTAAAATCTTCATTATAATCAACTTGTTCATATATTTTAGTCAAGTTAAAAAGACTTTGTTTTGTTTCGTCTCTAAATGCGTGTTTTTCAGTTCTTGGAAACTGTCTATAATATTCGTTTAAACTATCTTGATCAGACTTTAATCCCTCAACTTCATTTTCCCAGTGCTCGATAACTCCTGTTGTAATGTCGTAACCATCAACACCTTTGATTGTATTTGATCCTCTAACAAAGACAGGTGATCCGAAAGTATCCATGAATCCTTCGTAGTTCCACTCCATAGGTATGAACAAGCTATAGAGTCCAGAAGATGTTTGTCCGTTTCTATTTCTTTTAGTAACGTCTGAATTGTAGTAAAGTTTTTTAAAATTGTTTCCACCTTTATCTAAAGCATTTGAAGTTGAGCCCATCATACATTTACCTACGATTCTGGATCCTAGACGTAATGTAGTTTTTGTAACTCTCCAGTTGTTTAATATATTATCAGGTCTTTCCCATTTACCACTCTCATCATGAGCTAATAGTTTTAGCTTTTCACCATCGTATGAGTTGTCACCAGTGTTTTTCCAGTCAATAGTTGTATCAAGACCATCTAATTCCCTAAGCTGTTCATTCGACTCAAGCTTTCTTCTAGTAAGCTTTGATGCCGGAACACGATATGCCAATTCAGTTTTCGGCCGATCCATACCATCTTGAATGGGTTTAAAAAAGAACGGGTAGTTGACTGATATTGGGACAACTTTATCTGTAAACATTTTCTTGGCATCTGCTCCAGACTTGGAAAGTATTCCAAACCTAGCATCGGAAGATATTGTGGCTTGGTTGACAAGCTCTGCTGATGACATAAAAGAGAATCCAGATCGTCTGTTTTTAAGGTAACACATTCCGTAACATCTTGTATCTGCTTTACATGCTTCCCAAAATATAAAGAAGAGTCTGTTTGCTTCTCTAAAATCTGGTGCTCCAATGTCAATCTTTGACCATTGCAAGTACATGTAATGAGTACCAGTAATGTAAGTAGGAGTGCCATTGTTATAAAAGTAAAATCCTTGTTCTCGTCTAGTAAATTCATCGTCAATATAATCGTACCATTTTTCTTTAAATTCAGCTGGATATTCTTCCCAGTCAAATCTACTTTTAATTCTACTTAGTTCTTTTGGATATTCGGCTTTTTCCCAGTATTGTTCCGCTTTTTCTTTACTTCGTTTAAACGGTTCATTTGTTGCTGGTAAAGCAATCCTGAGATTCTGTATTTCAATGATTTGTCCAATTTTTCCAGTTTTACTTATTACTATAAAATCATAATCAGAATTATAACCATAATCCCATTTTTTAAATCTATTGTTTTTAGCTAGTATCTTAGGATTTACAACTTCCTTAATTTCTTTCCAAAGGGTTTGTTCGTAACTCACTTACTTCTCCCTTCTGCAAAACCTTTAAAAGTTTTTTCTACTTTAACTTCCTTAGGTTTTTCATTTAGCATATCTTCTTCTATTTGAATACGATTAAGTATTTCAAAAGCATCAAATATAGCTAGTTTCTTAGTTGCGGCAGCATTCTTTAATCTATCAGCGCTTACATCGTCGTCTGAGTCAACAATCTTTTCTTTTGCTACCTTAATTAATTCCTCAACTGCTTTTTGCCCAGCTTGGATTATACTCTTTTTGGTTTTCTTTATGTCCATATTTAATTAATATGTCTTTTGATTTCATACAATATAATAACTCTTCATCTACCACAAACTCCCACTCTCTAGCATTTGGAAAACCAACAATGTCTTCTTCTACTATGTTTAATTTTTTTAACAACTTGTTTCCGTATTTTAAAACACCTTTATTAGGTATTGTTTTATCTCCCAGTTTTTCAGAAATTAATGGTTTTACAAAACATCTATCTAAAAAAGAATTAAAAACACCATCTCTTTCATATAAATATATTTGATCAACAGAACAAAAATACAAGTTGTTTTTAAAATAAGCTCTACTGTTTTTTTCTCTACCTTTCATGTCGTAGAACCTTCTAAAAACATTGTGATGTACATACACTATGTCTCCTGGTGTTATATCTAAGTTGTAAGCTTTTGGAACACTTACAACTTTTGCTTTTTTATTAACAGATTTAAAAGTTTCTATTTTAGTATTTAAAATTAACTCTTTATTGTCTATTTTTTTAACATTATCATACCTATCACCTATTGGTTCAATAATGTAGTCGTAAATACTATTCATTAGTACTTAAGATCATACTCTACAGATATTGACATATTAGCATTAAACTTTTTCCAAGGTAAGACTTCATTATTTTTAGTTATAAAAATATTATATGATTGGTCTTCGTCTTCAAAAAGAATATCGCTAATAGTATGTCCACCATATACTTCCTGACCAGTTGAATAATGCATTGCATCGTTCTTATAGTCAGAACCTATACTAATCTTCCTTATTACTTTCGACATCTTCTTCTATCTTAGTATAAGAACCATCTTCAAGGTCAATATTAACAGCGCCATATTCAGCTTCTAATATTTCTTTGTAGTCTTCTACTTCTTTATTAACACCAGCTATTTCATGCAATAATCCATGTTTTTGGCTTTCTAATAATCCGATGTTGCTAACTAGTTCGTTAAGTTTCTTTTGTTGTTCTTGAATTAATAATAATTCTTCTTCTTTGATTTTCATTTGATTTAATTTAATTGTGTTTTATTTTAGTCTTCGTCTGGCGGCTCAGGCGTTATGCCATGCTCTTTTAATTCCTCTAACCATTCATCTTCATCTATTGTTTCGTCAATAAACCACTTAGATAAAAGTTTTTGCTCTGGATCCACAAAGCCATAACCTTCAACTATTTTTTTTAGTGAGTTATCGTAAGCTATCCAGTAAGTTCTGATAGCAGGGTTGTCTATAGGAATATTACCACTCATAATCTTTTTTTACATTTATTAATCTTCATCTTCTGGATCTGGATCAATACCGTGTTGTAATAAAACACTTTTCCATACAACCTCATCTATATAGCTAGTTAAGTGATTTATAGTGTCTAACCTTTCTTGAGTCGTGATAAGACCATATCCCTGAACAGTTGTTTCAGTATTATCTTCCCATGTAATCCAATACAAAGGAGGGTTTGGGAAAGCTATGCTATAAAGTTCTGCCATTCTATTCTTTATCTTCTGGTGTTATTCCT